CCCGACAAGGCATACAAGACGGTCGTGATGCCCTTCGGTTTCAAGAAGAAGGACGACCCCGTCAGGAACGATACTTCGCAACTCATTGAGACACGCCGCTACCAGTGCGAGGAGGTGGCACGGGTCTACCGAGTTCCGGCCTCGCTTTTGGGCGATTTGACGAACGTCCGCTACAGCACGGTCGAGCAGTCGGCCATCGACTTCGTCACGTTCTCGTTGATTCCTTGGTGCCGGCGCTGGGAGCAAGCCTGCCGGCGCGACCTCGTGGTCGATGATAAGACCTATTTCGTGGCCTACGACGTGAATTCGCTGATGGCCGGCGACTACGCCGCTCGTTCGCAGTTCCTGCGGGAAATGTGGAACATGGGCGCCATCGACATCGATGAACTGCGGTCGCAGATCGGCTACAACCCGCTGCCGAACGGCGAGGGGAAGAAGCGATTCGTACAGGTCAACATGCAGTTGCTGTCGGCCTTTACCCCCGACAACCCGACCGCGGCCTCGACCGCCGCCGCGGCCCCTCCAGACGCTGGCGGGCAACCGCCAAGGCCATCAGAGGGCGAAGACACGCCGACGGGCTTGGGCGACGTGCAGCCGTCCACTGGCGCCGCGAGCACAGAACCGCGGTCATCGGAGGCCGCCGAGGTCGTCTTCCGCACCGCCCTGCGTCGGATCGCCGCCGTCGAGGCCGACGGTGTCCTTGAGCGACGCAAGAATCCCGAGAAGTTGGGCCAGTGGCTCGACCAGATTCAGTCGCGGATGCGGGAAGAACTGAAGGATGCGGCCCAGGCTACCGGCCGCGACATAGATGCGTTCGTGGTAACGTGGAATCAGCGATCCCGTGACCTCTTGCTGGACTGCCACCGGAGCGGCCAGAAGTACGAAACGGCCACCGAAGGATGGTGCGACAAGCACCTAGACGACCATGCCGCAGCCCGATAACAGCGTCATCGACGCCCTCCAGCGGGCCGCGAGCCTGCACCTGACCGCCATTGAGAACTATCAGGCGCAGCAGGCTCATTTCGACCGCTGGGGCTACCCGAAACTTGCCGAGCAGGCCGCCGCCGACGCGGAAGAAGAGCGCGGCCACGTCCGCGAGGTGCTTGGCCGGCTGGAATACTACGACGCGCAGGCGACCTACGATCATGCGGCCCCGTCGTGGCCTCGACACGACTACGAAGGCATCCTGGCGGCCAATATGGCGCTTGAGGAAATGGCCGCCGCGGCCGAAAAGGCCGGCGTTTTGGCCTGCCGTGCCGTCGGGGACGAGCGTTCGGCCCTCGTGTTTGCTGACTTGCTGGAAGGCAGCGAGAAGTCCATCAAGGAAATCGAAGCCACGCAGCGTGTGATTGAGCAAATCGGCCTCGACAACTACCTCTCAACCAAGGTCTGACCATGAGCCGCGACGACATTGAGCGCCGGATCACGCTCTCCGAGGCGACTGTCGAGTATCGGGACGTTGACGGCGAGAAGCGGCCGGTTATTTCCGGCTACGCCGCCGTTTTTAACACCGAAAGCAGGGTTTTGAGCGGTTTTGTCGAGACAATCGCGCCGACTGCCTTCGATGACGTGCTCGCGACGAACCCCGACGTGATCGGGTGCTTCAATCACGACAAAAACATGCTCCTGGGCCGCACCGCCAATGGCACCATGACGCTGCGGAACGATGGATACGGCCTTCGCTACGAGATCACGCCCAACCCGAACACGTCAGTCGGCCGCGACGTTGTCGAATGGGTGAAAGATCGCACGGTCGTCGGCTCGTCCTTCGCGTTTTCGATCAAGAAAGACGGCACCGGCGACTCGTGGACGACCGATCCTCGCGGCTTTCGCAAGCGCGAGGTGCGTTCGGTGGCGATGCTGGAGGATTGCGGCCCCGTGGTCAGGCCCGCATACGCCTCATCCAGCGTCGTGGTGAGCCGCAGGGCCATCGAAATGGCCCTTGGGGACAACTATCGCCCGAACCAGACGATGGCGAACGCCGCCAAGCGCGGCCTGAAACTGGCCGACAAGCACGCCGAAATCGACGGCGTTTTGACAGGAATTGCCGAGCGGATCGCGGCTCGCGAGGTGGTGAGCGTCGAAGAATCGCTGTATCTGGCCGGTGTTCACGAGCGATGCGCGGCCGCGAAGGCCGACAACTGGGCCGGCACGCCCGCCTGGGTCGAATATCAGTTGGCCGGCGGCGACTCTGGCCGGAAGTGGCTTGAGCGTCGAGCGCAGGGCGATGAAGGCCACGCCGAGATCGCCGCGCCGGCCCCCGAGCCGGCCGCCGTCGAGACTCGCGACAGCGATGTGAACCTCCGGCCGACCGCCGGCATGGCTGCCGCCTGCCGTCGCGGCCTGAAACTCTACGAGGATGGTCGCGGAGGCGACGGCCTCGTCTCGGCCACGGTCGCGTGGGCGCGAAAGATCGCCGCCAGAGAGCCGCTGACAAAGGAAAAAGTCGTCAAGATGGCCGCGTGGCACGCTCGCCACAAGGTGGACAAGAGGCCCGGCTGGGACAAATCTGGCGAGGAATCACCCGGTTTCGTAGCGTTTTTGCTGTGGGCTGGCGCTGCCGGCCGGCGCTGGAGTGCTTCCAAGGTGGCCGAACTTCGCCGCGCCGGCGAGGCTCGTGACATGGAGGGCATGGACGACGACTACGAAGAAGGACTATCGGATCGCGACATCGCCACTGCCGAGTCCTACGAAGCAATCGCGGAGGAAATGGGCCAGTGGTCGCAGGCCGAATCGCACTACATCGCGAAAAGCCCGTTCGGTCAGATTGCCTGCAAGAACTGCGTGTTCTTTGAAGGCGAGGGCCGCTGCTACATCGTGGCGGGAGACATCGCGCCTGACGCGGTGTGCAAGTTGTGGATCATCCCTGACGGCGCCCGCTCGCAGCCCGAGGCCGAAGCGGTCGAGCAGAAGTCGGCGCCCGAGTTGCCGGCGCCGGGGATCGACTACGCCGGCGCCGCAGCAGCGCTCAAGGCAAAATTGCTGACGACTTGGTTGCACGGCAGCACGTCAGCGTCGTAGGCTACAAGAGTAGACATTGCCTTGCGACGGAAGTCGCAGGGAGCAGTGCGAGTGACCAGGGGATTCTGGTCGCGGCGTGCTTGCGGGAATCACCCGCCGGCCGCCGCATTTGTTCGCGTTGGCCGGCTCAACAAGGAGCAGGGCCAACATGGCGAGCAATCTCAAGCGACTTCAGGATCGTGCCGCGGCCGTCGCCGCGCAGATGGCGGAACTGGCCGCTGTCGAGGAGCGTTCCGAGGCGCAGACCGCCGACCTCGTGCGGCTGTCGAAGGAGGCCGACGACCTCAAGGCGGGCCTGGACTTTGAGGCGAAGATCGCCGCCAAGGAAGCCGAACTCCGTTCGGTGACCGAGAAGGCCGCCCCCGCCCCGGCCCCCGTGGCCGAGGTGAAGGCCGAGGACAAGAAGCCCGTCGAGATTCGTTCGCTCTCCACCCATCACTCCCAGTTGACCGCGTTCAACGATGGCCCCGAGGCCGTCGAGAGCGCGTATCGCTGCGGCCGGTGGCTGCGGGCGCACGTCTTCAAGAACGCCGAAGACCTCCGGTGGTGCAAGGATCACGGCGTCGAGAGCCGTGCCCTTGGCGAGAACAGCAACGCTTCGGGTGGCGCCCTGGTGCCCGAGGAGTTCGCCAACCGCGTGATCCGGCTGGTCGAGAACTACGGCACGTTCGCCCGGTCGAACGTCGAGAAGGTCAACATGACGCGGGACACGATGGTGATCCCGAAGCGCATCACCGGCACGTCGGCGTACTTCGTGGGCGAAGGCGTGGCGGTCACCGAGTCCGAGCCGACTTACAGCAACGTGCAACTGATCGCCAAGAAGTTGGCGGTCGGAACCCGCATGTCGAGCGAGGTTGTCGAGGACGCACTGATCTCGCTGGCCGACGCAGTCGCCAACGAGTTCGCGACCTCGCTGGCCTACAAGGTTGACCTCTGTGGCTGGAACGGTGACGGCACTCAGACCTACGGCGGCATCAACGGGATCGTGAACAAGATCAACGACGGTACTCACACCGCGTCGGTGCAGGCTGCTGACTCAGGCCACACCGGGTTTGAGACGCTGACCGTGACGGACTTCATCCGTCTGATCGGCAAGATGCCGCTGTACGCCCGCCAGGGTGCCCAGTGGTACATCAGCCCGGCCGGCTTCGCGGCTTCGATGGCCCGCCTCCGCTACGCGGCCGGCGGTAACACCATCGAACAGTTGGGCGGCGGTGCCAGCGAGTCGTTCCTTGGCTTCCCGGTCAACCTCGTCCACGTCATGGACACGACGCTGGGCGCTGACGCCGGCAAGGTGAAGGTGCTGTTTGCCAACCTGGGCCTGTCGAGCATCTACGCTCGTCGGCGTGACTTCTCGGTGCGGATGTACGACCAAGTGTACGCCACGACCGATCAGTTGCTCCTCCAGGGCACCATGCGGTTCGACATCGTTCACCACTCGCTTGGCGACAACACGACGCCCGGCCCGGTGCTGGCCCTCAAGACCGCTGCCTCGTGATCGTGAAGCCACCAACAAGGAGAACCTAGAACCATGATTCATTCGCAGATGGAAAAAGTGGTGGCCTCGCTCCCCACGAGCGTCGGCACCAGCGCCGTGACCCTGACCATCGACACGCTGGGCTATGACTACGCCAGCGTGGCGGTTCTGCGGGCCAGCAACGCCAGCACGGTGTTCGCCAGCGTGCTCAAGATTGAGGAGT